AAGAGGTTGCAGTGTTGGCCGAGTTGATCGAGGGCGGACCTGACACAGACATCACCAACTTGACCGACCTCGCCACGCTGATGCGCTCTCGATCCGCTTCCAGTGCCGGCGAGTAAGCAAACAGCAGTTCGGAGATGGTATCAATAGAGCCGATCAGGTTGGTTCCGACCGAGCGCATCAGCGTGGCGAGGTCGGTCAAGTTGGTGATGTCTGTGTCAGGTCCGCCCTCGATCAACTCGGCCAACACTGCAACCTCTTGTTGGATGCGCTTGCGCCAAGCTGAATTTTTGCGCAGAGGCAACTCGACGATCTCGTAGTCCTGGCCGCCGATGGTAACGGTCTTGGTGATCATTCGTCAGTCGCCGCCGCAGTTACACGCTGGAACTGAAACAGACGTTCACCGGCAGATTGTGACGTGTCTGCCTGTGCATCGATGCGCAGCGGAATGCCAACACCCTCGGCCTTGGCGAAGGTCATGTTGCCGTTGAGAACGCCCGTTCCTTTGTGGATAAAGGCCCGTACCGGAAACTGATTCCCGCTGCTGTCCTCGTAAAAGCCCTCAAAGCCCCAGGCGTAGGAACTGATCGCCACGTCGCCGCCCATCTTGAGTTCATCATAGGCCCGTTGTCCGGCGCCGGCCGCCGTAGTCGAGGACGTACCGCCCAAAGCCAGAGAAAGATTGGTGGCCGTGATCTCAGCCAAGACCGTTTCGAAAGCGATAGTTTCCATCTCGATCTGGCGCTTGACGGGTGTAGTCTCCTGCTGAACCATCAGTTCAAAGATGGTTCGATCGAAGGCCAAAGACACCGGTTCCAGCGTATAGCCCAGGTCGGTCCAGTTGCCGCCCCACGCCGAACCGTAATCTACGGTAGATTCGTCTGGCTTTGTTTCCCCGACGGGCGCGTAGTACAACGTCGCCGGGCTGATGATGATGTTTGTTACCGTTCCCATTGTTTGCTCCTCACATGGTCAAAATTGCATCGTACACATAGCTAACAGCCCAGACGTCCAATTCGGGATCATACACATCGTCGTAACTGACTCGCTCCAACCTGCGCAGATGTAGCCCGCTGCTGATTCCGCTGTAGCCGTGCAACGCCGTGTCTGCACTTTCCGCCAGCGTGCGGGCCTGTGCATGATTCTGGCTGAAACAATTCACCCGCACTGTTGCCGTATAGATGGGCGCAGTGCCTGGCGCATTGTTTTGACCCGTCATGGTATATGTGATCGCCGGTAGTGCGTCCTCCTGCGGTATCTGGTCAGGATAGATGCGCGTGGAGGTTACGTCCGTCACCGCCGACGTATTGGCCAACCGGTTGTACACAAGCACGCCTAGTTGATCCACTATGTACCCATTTTCTGCTCAAGATCCTGGCGCAACCTACGGGCCAGTTCTGTCGCCATCCGGTCCCGTGTTCCTTCCAGTGCTGGTCCCAAAAATGGCCTGGGTCTCATTCCGGCGTGTCGAGCCGAGGCCCGAAAGCCAATGCCCGGAATAAGCAGCGCCTTGCGGCTCGTTGGCCGGATGACGCCGCTTGGCTGTGCACCAGTTGCCTCAATCAGGTGCGCATGTGGCGCAGAAAAGGCCACCACGGCCCGATCAGATCGCTGCACCCGTATTTCTTTGCGATACCATGGCCTATTTTGGTAGTTGCTGCGCCCCTTGACGCCCGTATAGCCGCTCTTTCTCAGGTTGCCGGTTTTGTCCCGAATCTTGGTTTTGGCCGCGTCAAGCACCACGTTTCCGGCGCCGTACAGGGCATCAGGCGAACTACGCTCAATTAGCTGTTGCATTTCATCGCCGTACCAGTCGAGTTTGATGGTTTTTGCCATCAGTCAATTACCTCGCTGCAGCGCAATTCGAGAAACCGTCGCCGGTTGTCGGCATCAATCACTTGCAGCACATTTAGATATTTGTCACGCCACACCACACGCATGGTCGGATCCATAATGCGATATCGAATGGTGATCGAGTGCGTAAGCTGGGCAATCACTTGATCGGTGCCCTCTTCTTGCTCGGACCCGCCCAGTGTAGCCACGTTTGCCCAGACCGTCGCCGTGGTCGTCCACGTCTCCTCGGCGCCGCCGTAGTCGTCACGGGCTCGGCTGAGCGTCTGTAGCGTGACCCGTTCACGCAAATCGCCGATTCGCTGCGTCACTAACGCCACCCCCAATCCTGGCGAAGGCGAGCAATCATGCTGGCCCGTTGGCGCTGGGCGCCCGCTGCCATCATGTCGCGATTTTCGTAATCAATCGCAATTAAGCCAAGGATCGCCAGTTTGTATCGATACGGCATATCTACATCAATCGGACCGTCACCGTATCCGGCTATATACTGGATTCGTATCGGCATGTGAGTTCGCAAATCACTTGGCCATGTGGAACCACTAGCCAAGTGTATAGTTCCTGGCTCTTGATCAATTGACACTACATAATTATCGCTACTAAACGTCTGTAGTGTTTCGTCGGTGTCGTAATATTTGATGTGATCAACGGATTGCAACGGTGGCCTAGGCAAAAAAATCACACTGCCAGGCCACGCAGACAAAGAGAGTTCTAACGTCTGCGTTACAAATGCCCGGCCTGATATTTCCTCGGCCTCACTTGTGGCTTGAGCAATGTACTGATAAAGAAGCCCATCGTCATCGGTCAGATCGTCGTCAATCCGCAGAGCGTTTTTTACTTCAAACAACGATACCGGATAGGCGGCTGGCGCCGTGACAACTCGAAATCCTTGATCGACCACCGTTGCAATCCTTACTTGCGAGTCCTGCGCCGTTTCGGTTTCGTCTGTGCTGGCGCATCGGCCACCTCGGCCACCGGATCAACCGCCGCCACTTCTCGCACTTGTGGCACGCCGATGGGCTCGGCGAAATTGCCGTCAATCAACGTTTGTGCGGTTGCCTCATCTATATTCTGCACGGATCCAGCCGGCCATACCCCTTCCGGCCCAGCTGCCGTGGTAATCATGCGCACTTGCATGGATTCCCCCTATAGCGGCTTCACCACCAGCGTAATGGTGCGTGCTGCCGCTTCAGATGATCCACTGACCACCTTGATATACGGCACGCCACCAAACACGTCAGCCGTTACCGGTATCCAACGACTGGCGGCAACGGTATAGCTGATGGCGTTGCCGTCCGTGTCGTACATGGCCGTGTAGGTGCTGCCGTCTGCCGAGGCTTGGAACGTCATCGCCGTGCCGGTCAGCGCAGATGGCGTAACGATGCCAACCAACCTCATCCCGAACAGTTGCGCTGCCGTGCTAACCGTGCCGCTGTTCGCAATCGTGACCGTGGTAGTCGTCACATCGTTTGCGAAGTTGCTCATATCCATGCGTCACCTCAGCTCGCAGCAATGATGCCCACGCCACGCAATGCGGCCAGAATGGCGTTGACTGCCGTCTCGATGTTGCTGTCATCTGTGGCATAGGTGCCCGTGACGCTGATATCCGAAATGGCGCTGGCCTGTGTGCCGTCGTCCGTGATGGACCCGCCAGACACAACGTCGATCGATCCAGATGCGCCGACAGTCAATTTCGCCCCGCCTTGATCCATGTACACTTCCACATTTGCCATGTGATTTTCTCCCATTCAGGGGAGATTGCCGCAGTGGCAACCTCCCCCACATTGTCAATTCTTACGCTTCTGACGGACTCGCGACCGTAGTCAGTTGCGCCACCTCTGCGGTGATCTGCGTGATCGGAGCTTTGGTGCCCTTGTACGCAAACTGATATTGTGTGCCGTAGGCGATATTGGCCGTAGCACTGGTCAGCGTAGCGTGTAGGTACCGCTCCAACGGCCGGTACACATCGACGATCAGCAGCTTGGTGTTGAGATCGTCGTTGACGGCACAGGTCGCCGTGGCCACTGCGCCGCTCAAAGCCGCATAGGTGCCGCCGCTCGTGTCGCACTGCTCGATAGTCAGTGTCGCCACACCCGTGGCAACGCTGTCCTCGATGGCGACCACAAACACGGCACCATCAAATCCGCTTGTGTCCAGCGCAGCACCGTCACTGTCCGTGTCGTCAGCCGCAGCAATGGCCACCTGTCCGTACATCCACTTGCAATCTGCTGCTAGGTTGATCATGTTTGTCATTCCCTTCTGTCAACGCTTCTCAGCGTGTCGT